TTTGTTTGTATTATTTAAATCTATAATATATGATTGTATCGTGCTTTCTAATTTTGTCAAGTGTAAATGATTATTATATAATTTATGTAATGCCATTTCACCTGTTGTTGTATATATATATTTTAAATTTAATTCTTTTGCTAGTTCTTTTATTCCTTCAAAACATTCTTTCATTGATTTAAACAATGTTAGTTTAGGAATATTAGGATTTGAAAATATACCATACATATATCCTAATGTAGAACTTTTATCGGTATATAATCCAGCAGCACATATATCCTCAATGATAATTCCAAGTTCTGGTAAAATATCTTTAGGAATAGGTGATTCCCATTGATGATCTTTAAACCATTGTTTTAAAGTTGGATAATCTTGATTAAGCTGCCAACGTCTTCTGCTCTTCAAAGTCAAAGTAATCTGTAAATAATATATTATTAATTAGTATTCTTCTATTTTGTGAGCCTAATGTATAAACTATATGTTCGTCATTACCTAGTGATTTAGCAAATTGGCTTTGTTTAACCTTTAACCATTTACCATTTTCATTAACTAAGTGTTCTCCTGAAACTTTAATTCCTTTATAATCAAATAAATTATTAATTAAAAACTTACCTGTTGCAAATACTAATCCACCAACTTCAAGATTATCTTTAATATCAATATCTATAATTTTCTTTTCTGAACCATCAGCCATTCTAATTAATGTATCTGGTAAGAAACATCCAATAACACTTCCTATCGCACCACCAATTGCACCACCAATAGGTCCACCTACTGCAGTTCCAATAGCTGTACCAGCAGCAGTTGCAGCACCGCTTTTAACAGCTGCACCTACATCACCAGTTTGGGCAAATGTAGTTATACCCGATAATAATCCAGCACCACCTGCACCACTAAAACCACCACCGCCACTTGTACCCATATAACCACCGCCAAATCCACCGCCAGTATAAATAGGAGTTGATGATGTTGCTGCACCAATTCCCATTTGTTTCATTAAATAAGCACTTCCAATATCAGCACCTACACTTAATGCGGTATTAATTAATTTATCTTTTGTAGATAATTGTTGCGGTTGAAATAGTTTTTGTAAATCTTCTAATGAAGGACCACTAGTTGTTTGTGGTCTAGTCATTGCAGCAATTCTACTTGCTTTTTCTATAGGTGTTTCTTTAGTAGTTGCTGCCGCTGCTCCTGTTGGAGTTTCTAAAGTAGTAATTTTAGTTGGTTGTTTTTCTTCTACTAATTTAGTTTCACCCTTTGTCTTATACGTTCCTGTTTCTGGATCATATTCTAATTGTCCTTGACCAGGTGCTTCTCTCATAACTTTTTGTGTTTGTTCACCTAAAGTTGTAGCACCTACTAATTCTGTTTTTTTATCAATACCTTTATATGCTTCAAATTCTGAAGTTGTAGGTGTAGTATTAACGGCAGAAGATTTTAAATCTTCTATACTTAAAAGATATTTACCTAAATTATTTTGTATAAGACTAAGCATGTGTTATTCTTTATTGCGTTTGTGTGCCTCTGGCAGATTGAGTAGCTGCCGCACTAAAGCCAGCTTCCCCTGGCATCGGTACATTACCTGTTCCGATGTTGCCACCTCCAGCTCCTGATGTATCTGTTGGCGAAGCTCCGACAGGAACTGCTCCAGGCGTTGCCATTTGGTTTTGTCCTCCAGTAGAGGTTCTATTAGTTTGATTTCCATTTACCATCCCCATTATGTTAGCATAAATTGCTGCTTTCTCAGGATCATTGATTAGTTGTTCTGGATCAATATCAAGTGATTTAGCAATTTCTTTAAGACATGTGTGCCATCTTACAAACGGTGCAAGCGAAGGATTTGAAGCTGTTTGCATAAAAGTAATTAGTCTTTGTGATCTAACTTCTTTTTGCATTAACGAAGAAGTACCTTCAGCTTTAACTTCTAAGTCTCCTTTTATTTCTGGAGCATCATCATTAAATTGCATGTTCCAATGATATAATGCTTCACCTAGGGGTTTCAAGAGGTAATCATCAATATTTTTTATAACTGTTTTAATACTTAATGCTGCAGCACCCATCAACATAGACATACCAGAAGCAGTTCTAGTTGTAGATTGAATACCAGTAGCACCATGTGAATACGATGGTATGCCTGTTGATTCATCTGCTAGTTGTCTAAACTTATCAAACATTTGTAAATTTTCTACAGCAGTATTGGGAAACTTTAATCCATGAACAGCTTGACCTGTTTGACCACTCTGTCTTCTAAATATTTTACCAGGAAATACTTTCATATCCTGACCAGGTACTAGCATAGTTTCATCAACATCAAATACTAAGTTACCTGCTAATGCCAAATTATCAATAGCCATTCTAGCATGACCATTCATAATTTGTTGTGAGTCTTCCATATTTTCTGCAATACCAACTCCAAAGAATTGATAAGGATTAACTTCATATGGACACACTAAATAAGGAATTCGTTTAGGAGTAAATGGATTTTCTACTAATCGTAAAATATGATTACCACATATCCATGCATTGACATGAACAAAGTCCATATCATCTTCAACTTCTAATCCACATTCTCTAGCAACATCTGCATCAAGAATACCCCAATATTCTAAAACTTCAAATCTATTTTTATAAATACTAGTAATATTTTCTCTATCATATAGTGAAGATTCATATCCTCGTACTTGATAGTTAGGTCCTTCTTGTAAACATGTTTCAACAGCTTCTTCGTCAAACATAGGTTTCTTTTTTAAATCAGCTAATTGCTGTTTATTAAAACTATGTCTTTGAATTACATAATCACAATCATCTATATTTGTAGCATTTGGATCTGGATAAAAATCCCAACAAGATACAGCTTCAATACTTGGAACTGTTTTTTCTTTTGCTACATAAATATTTACATCTTCAACTCTATCATAACTATGATATGTTTTTGTATTACTAAATGGACCTTTAATAATTCCTGTACCCATTAACGCCATTTCAAAAAAAGTATGACGCATAATAGTAACAGCTTTAGATTCTTCTAATTGATCATGAACTAATTTTTCCATAGCTTCTGCAGCCATGTTAGCTGGTTCAATTTGAGGTTCACCTTGAATAGAAGACCCTTCTTCAAAACCTAACTTTTCATAATCAACAGATAAAGTTCTTAATAAATCAGAAGCAGTTGCTCCAGGAGGAATAGTTTTACCATCACCTACGTAACCATAGATATCCCTTGCTTCTAAATTTTTTGGTAATTCCTCTTCTTCTTTCTCTTGTGCTTGAGGATTTAATCTAGCATACTCAGCACTATTTTCTGGAACAGGTGTAGGTTTAATTCCTAATGGAAATTTACCTTGAGAAAATAATACTTCAATAATTTGACCGAACGCAGCAAGAACTTTAGTCTTTGTAATTTTTACAAATACTTTAGATTTTTCATTATCACGAAAAGCCATTTCAGGACCATAGATACCTCTATAGTTTCTATAAGCTTTTAACCATCGTTTCTCATCATATATCTTAGAAGTTTCTGATTCTTGAAACTTACTACGAATATGACCAACAAGATTATTACCGTGATATGAGTCTTGTTGTTTATCGTCAGCCATTATACTATTAGTTTAAATTAGTAATCTCTTTCGTCTGCCATTTTAAAAATAGAAGCATCTACGCCAGACTTAGATTTGTTTTTTGGATATTCACCTTTAGTCATATCACCATGCATGACTTTTTTGTTAGGATCCATAGACATCTTTTCTTTCATAGTTTTAGCTTCAGCAGCAGTAGATAATTCTCCGTGCTTTATTTTTTTCATCATGATGTTTTCTCCTGTTATTAATCTTGTACTTTAACTGGCTTGCCAGATAAATTAGTATATCGTTTTATTTTTTCCTGTAGATTACTTCGTATAGTTTTAAAAGTTTCAGGTTCAAATGCATAAGGATTTTCTTCTACTTCTTTTAATACTTGATAAGTTCGAGTAAACTGTACTGGTTTTTTTGGTGGTAGATCAGCCATTATTAATATTATAATTAGTAAATTAATAATCTTTTTCATCAGCTAAACTAAAAAGACTAGCTTGCATATGTTCTGATCCTGATTTAGAAGGATAGTTAATATCCTTTAAATAGTTTTCAGATTCATATTTGCAAGGTGCATCTTTACTAAAGTCAATATTGACAGTTGGTTGATTGGGTTGTTTACCATCAGCAGCTGTACTTAATTGACCTTGAGTTATTTTAGCTTTTGGATTAAATGATTTTTCCATTAGTCCTCGTCCTCCTCTTCATTATCATCATCAAAATCTTCATCCTCTTCAAACTCTTCGTCTTCAGATTCTAAAGCTTTATCACGAATTTTTTGTAAATCTTCTTCCATTCTATCAATAATATCTTCTAGTGTTTCTTCTTTCTTTTTTTTAGGCATGGGGTTTTCTCCTATTATTCTTTGATTGGTTTTATTTTTAATATATTTTTTGTGGGTATCGTTGTTGTTGACCCACCTTGTTTAATATCTTCGTTTTGTTCAAAACTAAAATCAGCTATAAGAGTAACTTTAAATTGGTCTTGATATACTAACCATCCAACGCTACAGCATATAGCTGTTTGTAATTTTTTAATATCTACAATATCATTCCAAGATGAGTCTGAAACAATATCTTCCCACCAGACTTTGACTAGTTTGTATGGAAAATTTTTTTTATTTTTTTCTGGAAGTTTTTTTACTTTTCGCTTTAGTGACACCTTTCAACTTCCCTTTGTTTTCTGTAGCATAAAAAACAGCAGTACCTTTTTTAGCACCATACTGTTTCTCCATAGCTTTCTTAATTTTTTTTCCTTTAGCTGTAAGTGGCATATTAGTATTTAGATTTCATTTTCTTTCCACTTTTTTTAGCGGCTTTTTTTGCTTCAGCTTTTCCCTTTTTTGTATAGGGAAATTTTTTATTTCCTACCATTGGCATAGTATATTCTCCTAGTATCCAAATTTGGTATCTACTGGTATGAAGTTAGATCCATAATTATTATTAAAAGCTTTAGCATACCCTGGATGTAAAGGTCTACTCATACAACCATATCGTAAAGCATCATATGCATGATCTTCTGCCTTTGTATCTACATCTTCAGGATTGTTACTATCAATAGGTAATGTTCCTAAAGTTCGTATTAAGTTACGGCATGTAGAAAAAATTCTAAGTCCTGGTTCTTTTGTATCAGGATTAATTGAAAGTCGTTTATGCACTTCTAGTTTTCCACTGATTCTAGATTTAGGAGAACGATCGGATGGTCTCCATCTACATCCAGCTTGAATCATAGTCTCTGCAATACTTGGTCCAATGTCTCCACGTTTAGCCCAAGTACTTGAGTCTAGAACTCCATAAGCAACATGCTCACCATGTTCTAATTCTAAAACTTTTCTAGCAAATACGTCTGCAGTTAGTTTCGTTGTGTATAATTCTCTATAGCACCAAAGATTGTTATCGTAATCAATAGCAAACCAAAGGCAACAAGCAGGAGAACTATAACCCCAGTCTGCAGCACGAAAGCGATACCAACCTTTAGGAATCTCAAAAGGTTCGACAACATGTGTATCCTTTTTAAATTCTGGAAAAGATGAATCATCAAAAGCATCCCAATCTCCATCTAAAAATTGTCTACGCTGAACTTCAGGTAAAGATGCTAACATGACATAGTAATCATCTGTTTGCATCAAGGATGGATTATCTTGAAGCTTAGCTGGTATAAATCTTCTGGTAATTTTTCTTACACCTGTAGGTGTGTTAATAGAAATCTCAAATGTCTTATTAGGTTCACTTGGATCTACAAACATTTCTCTTACCCATTGTGATCCTATGTTACCTGGATTGCCAGTGGCTCTCATAAACACAGGTATCTCTGGATCTACAGATCTTAACGAAGATCGTAAAAAATTATAAATATCGGGAGTAGGATATTGTGGTAACTCGTCTATTCCTATCCATGTGTAAGATTGACCTTGGTAACGTAAAACATCCTGCATGTTTTCTGCATAACCAAATTCGATTCTTGCACCTGATGGAAATCTCCATTCCTTTTCTTGTTCTCTCCATTTTGCTCCTGGAAATGCCCTTGAGTATAATCGCTGAGAATGATTAATTAAATCTCTCAACTCTGGCATTGTCCTCCTTATTAGCAGTGCCCTATGAGAAGCTTTCGTACAATAACGTAACGGGTCAACTAACATGGCGTAGGATTTACCTCCACCTCTAGCACCACCATAAAAAACTTCTCGTTCTGAAGCTGCAAGAAAATCTGTTTGTGGACCTACATTAGGTTTAAAGATTACTTCTTGCGATTTGATATGCTCTTGAACATTATTAGGAACACTTTCAATTATGTCTTCAGTGAGTAGTTGTGTTTCTTTTCCGTCTAGTACTTGGTTAACAGTCTTTAGTTTATTTTTTATATTTTCTGCTGACTGTTTTGCTGAACGTAATGTTTGCTCAGCTTTCGCTACTTTCTTTCTACTTCGTTCGAGAGCTTGTTTTGCAGATAGCTTAGCCTTCTGCCTTTTCTTCTTGATGACCTTCTTTGGTTTCGGAGGTGCTATTAATTCGTTGTTGTAATCCGACATGCGAAATGTATCTTCCTGTTTTACGATGAAGCCATTGTGCTGTCTCTCTTAAAGAACAGGTTTTTAAATATTCTTTAGCTTGTTGTAAAGCTTCTAATTCTTCTTTAACTGGTTCTATATAGCCTGCTTCACCTGATGCTTTAAAACCAAAAGGAATAGTCTTTCCTCTTTTTTTAATCTTGATTGGTTCCATCTTTGGCAGGTAATATAAATATTCCATGCATTGCTTTCATGTTAATATCTAACTGATCTTTTTTCACAATGCCAATTCTATCTAGTATTTGTTTTGCAGCTTCCATACGAATGTTAGCATGGGGAGTAGTTCCATCCTCATCTAACATATCAACCATTTTAGTTGCTGCTTTAGCAGAATGTACAGCTAAATAATTTTCTGCTCTAGCTGTTATTTCTGATTTTAAATTCCGTACGACTTTAGGATAACTTTGTTCTGAGTATCCAGCAATTTCACCTGCAATCTTGGGATTGCCTTTTGCTTCCCCGAATAATGCGTCTAGAAACTTTTCTTGCATCTCGGTAAGTTCTTTTTTGCTTTCTGGTAGAATAGTAGAATCCATGTCTAGCATTTACCTCTTCTAAGATTTCCCAGATATTTTTATTCGTCTTCTCCTGAATCATAGCCAAGTCGTTTATTAAGATATTCTCTCAAGCTAGTACTTCCTGATGCTTTTACATCTTCTGCAGTTGCTGTTGAAAATGACTTACCACCAAACATGAAAGAATCTACTCCTTCCATTCTAGCTCTTTTAAACTCTTGACCAAATGATGAAACAGTAGATTGAGGTACAGATTTAGTTTCAGGTTTAGACTCCTCTATCTTAGGAGCTTTAATCTTTTCTAATCCTGCTTCTACATCTGCCTCTTTCATACGCTTAGCTTTTTTTTGTTCAGGTATGGTTTTACCTTTTAGCTTAGAAAAGAAACTCTTAATAGCTTCTCCCCTTTTACTTGCTTCGTATTTATTACGCATACGTCTGACTTCAGGAGTCATAGCTTTTTGTAAAGCTCTTCTCTCCTTTGTAGTCATCGGTGCTTCATCATACATGATATCTGATTGTCCGTATTTCTTTGCCATAATAATTCCTTAGGTATTAATTAACAAGGCTCGAGCCTGTATTGTGTGGGTGTACCAGTGATAATCCCTTTATGTATAAACTAAAGTTATGTTGTTGTGATTCGTTTGATAGACCCATGATTATCTATTATAGCAATGATTGGGAATATGTCAAGAGGTAATATGAAAATAATTTTAGGTTACCTATTGACAATTCCTGAAAATAGGTGTATAATGTACCATTAAGGGTACCCCAGGGGAGCATTAGTATCATTCATAAGGGG